GCGTGCATCTCGGCAACGTGATCGCGGCACCGGGCGCGGCTGGGCTGGTATTCCTGCCGCTGGACGCGGTGCTTAAAGCGTGGAGGGCTGAATAATGCCACAAGCCATACCCGCCGTAGCTGCTGCGGCGACCGCATTTTTTTCCAAAACGGCCTTTGTGGTTTTGGGCAAGGCGATCACATACGGAATGATCGCAAAGGTAGCGTTTACCTTGGCGCTGGCGGCAGGCACTTCCATGTATTCGCGGCGGCAGGCCAAGAAGGCCATGCGCAGCGGTGCATCGCTTGACCAAGGGCGCACAATCATGGTGCGCCAACCGGCTGCACCGCGCGAGATTGTTTACGGCACGGTGCGTAAATCCGGCGTGCTGGTGTTCGCGCATGTCACCGGCACGACGAATGAGTTTCTGCATATTGTCGTGGCGCTGGCTGGGCACCAGGTGCAAGCCATCGGTGACATCTACATTGACGATGAGATTGTCCCGCTCGACGGCGGCGGCAATGCCAGCTCTGGCAAATACGTTGGCTTCCTGCGGGTGAAGAAGCACCTCGGCACGGATTCGCAGACGGCGGATTCGGATCTCGTTTCCGAGGCCAGCAGTGTCTGGACAAGCAACCACCGCCTGCGCGGCATCGCCTACGTTTATGTGCGCCTGAAATACAATCAGGACGCGTTCCCCGGTGGCATTCCGAACGTATCCGCCATCATTCAGGGCCGACTTGTGCTCGACACCCGCACCAGCACAACCGCGTTCTCTGCCAACTGGGCGCTCTGCTTGCGCGATTACATGGCCTTCACAAAACTCGGCCTAGGCGTGCCCGATGCGGAGTTTGACACGACGGCGCTGAACGCAGCGGCCAACGTCGCGGATGAAAACGTCAACCTGAACCCATCCGGCACGGAAAAGCGCTACACGATGAACGGCGTCATCTCCACCGATGCGCAACCGGGCGAGATCATCGAGACGATGGCCAGCGCAGGCGCGGGCTTTGTGAGCTACATCGGCGGCAAGTGGATTATCCAGGCGGGTGCCTACCGCACGCCAACCATTACGCTCGACGAAAGCGATCTGCGCGGGCCGCTTAGTGTGCAAACAAAAGTGAGCCGCCGCGACATTTTCAACGGCGTCAAAGGCGTGTTTACTTCGCCAATCAACGAGTGGCAAACGTCGGACTTCCCGCCCGTTGTCAATGCGACCTACACAACCGCAGATGGCGGCGTGCGTATCTGGCAGGATGTGGAATTGCCGTTTACCACGAGCGCAGCCACGGCGCAACGGCTCGCCAAAATCGCATTGGAGCGCGTGCGGCAAGAGATCGTCGTCAAGCTCCCGTGCAAGCTGACAGCGCTCCGCGTGCAAGCGGGCGACAACGTGATGCTGACCAATGCCCGCCTCGGCTGGTCGGCGAAGGTGTTTGAGGTGCAGTCATTCTCATTCGCGCCTGAGCCGCAAGAGGGCGGCGCGCTTGGCCTTGGCGTGGATTTGATGCTCCGCGAAACGGCGGCTGGCGTCTGGGACTGGAATGACGGCGAGGAGACCATCGTGGACCTCGCGCCGAATACCAACTTGCCGAATCCGTTCAGCGTAGCGGCTCCGACTGGCCTCACGCTGCTCTCCGATGCGACAACGATTTTCCAGCAGGCCGACGGCACCATAGTCCCGCGAATCAAAGTAAGTTGGACATCGCCCGCCGATGAGTTTGTGCAATCAGGCGGGCTTATCCGCATCGAATACAAGGCGGCAAGCTCCGGCACTTATATCCCTTGGAATGTCATTCGCGGCAACGTCACTGAGGAATTTATCACCGACGCTTTATCAGGCACGAGCTACGACGTGCGCATTCGTGGCGAGAACGGCTCCCGCGTGACTTCGGCATGGGTCGGTGGCACTGTGACGGCGGCAACGAAAACGGGCGGACCTGCTACGCCAAGCGGCTTAACCGCCGCCGGAACGCTTGAAAGCATCTCGCTAGACTGGACGCCGAACACGGAGACGGATTTAAAACTTTACGAGGTTTACCGCAACACGAGCAACAGCATCCCCGGCAGCGCTTATGCGACCGCGCTCACAAACTTCTTCGTGGATACCGACGTGGCGGCTTCTACCACCTATTTTTACTGGCTAAAGGCCGTAAACCGCTCCGGCGTGGCGTCCGCCGCGACATCGAGCGTCAATGCGCAGCGCGTTGAGCAAAGCGGCGCAGGCGGCTTCCTCCTAGACGTATCCGGCAGCGGCAGCGGCATCGCCAACGGCACGGTTTACACGGCGCTCAGTGGTAGTCTGACCGGCTCTAATGACCTGCGGCGGCATGAAGTAGTATTCCGCATCACCTGCCCATTTACTAGCCCAGAGGACGTTACTTTTACGAGCATCACGCTTAAACGCGGCGGCAGCTCAATCGGCTCCGGCGGCACGGGTATTATCGTGGCAGGCGGCGCAACGGCGGAAGAATCTTTCGTCGTCAATGACGTAATCCCGAGCGGATCGCAGTCCTACACCGTGGAAATCGACGCATCATCCACCGGCCTAAGCGCCGACTACACCTGGACCTCCTACCTTAAAATCTACTGATGAGCACCCCCGGCAAATACTTTTACGCCATTCGCCGCAAGTCCGACGGTGCAATCATCTGCCGTGGCTACCAGACCGCGCCGCCACACGAGATAGAATTGCCAGATGACTTAGAGGTTATCCCGCACGCCATACCGCCCGAAGCGGTTGCGCTTACGGATGAAGATTTGACGCAAGGCACAATTAACAATGGGGAATCCGTTCACAGGTCTTGACCTTGCCACGCTTGCAACGCTCAAAACGGCATACACCAATGCCGTCTTGGCGCTTGCGCAGAATCAGGCTTATAGCCTCAACGGGCGCAGCCTCCCGCGCTCCAACCTGACGGAAGTAAAGGCCACGCTAGGCCAGATCGTCGCGGCGCAGCAAATGGCATCCGGAGATACTACCGACACCACGCTAGTCAGCTTCACCGGCCTATGAACAGTCCCGCCCATATTATCGCCACGCTCCCTTGGTATGAAAAGGCGCTCGCCGCCGTCGCCCCCGAGACTGCCAACCGCCGCCTATATGCCCGCGTCCAGCGTGAAATGTTCGCCTATCAGGGCGCTCGCGCCGACCGCATGTATGCGCCAAAAACGCACGCCGTGCCGAGCGAGAGCTATCAGACGGCGCGGGACCGCGTTGTCATGATGTTTGAGGCGCTTGATCTCGTGGAGAACTTCGCGCCCGCCAAGGCGGTCATCAGCAAGTTCTCGACGTTCCTCTCGCCAAACGAATACGCACCCGCGACGGGCAACCGCAATTACGATGCGCTTGTATCGGAGTATTTCCATGACTGGTGCAAACACTGCGACATCAAAGGCCAGCACTCTTTTCGCATGCTGGTGCAGCTTTTGGCCGGAATGCGCCCGGTTTATGGTGACTGCGGCCTTGCGCTTCGCCGCACGAGCGAGGGACTGAAGGTTGAAGCCATCGCGGGTGACCGCATCGGCAATCCTTCCGAGGCATCCGGCATGTATCCGCGCTACTTTTCGGGCATCATTGTTAATGACGTGGGTGCGCCCGAGGCATTCCGCATCTACCGCGTTGACCAGGCCGGGCAGTATCTCGACCCCGAGGATATCCCCGCCGCTTCGTTCGCGCATTATTACGACCCGTTCCGCGCTGACCAGTATCGCGGCGTGACTGACTTCCATGCGGTGCTCCGTAATAGCCGGATGCTCAAAGAGATTCTCGACGCCGAAATGGCCGGGGTGCGCTTTGCCAGCAATCAGGCGGCACTTGTCTTTACCGAGCGCGGCGTAGCTAACCCGCGCAACCTTTTCACGCCAAGCGGCGCAGGTGTTCAGGCAAACGGAGAGCGCCCGCAGCAGGAGCAAAGCGACGTTGGAACGATCAAATACCTTTATCACGGCGACAAGGTGGAGACGATGCCTGCCCGCCCGTCATCCGCCTTCCAAGGTTTTGTTGATGAACTCATGGCGGAGATTGCGCTTGGCCTTGGCGGCTATCCCGCAGGCGTGCTCTGGGGCACCGAGAACTACAAGGGGCCAAGCGTCCGCGCTGAGTTTGCGCAGGCTGACCGCGTGAACCAGCGGCATCAGGGCATCTTGGAAGACAAGGTGCTTAGTCGTGTCTCTGCCGCCGTCATTCTCGACGCGATTTCCCGCAACGAATTACCCCCGCCGCCGCGCATGGAAGGCGAAACACCTGAGCGCGCCATTATCCGCGCCACGCGTGGCAATTTCCGCTTTCCGCCGCGCCTCACGATTGACGTGGGCCGGGAAACACAGGCGCGCTTGGCTGAACTTTCAATGGG